CATATACCATAACTTACGCATTCTTATACCTTTCTAGTAGTTCTATAGGAGATATCTCGCTACGATAACTTTTTCTTTGGTTCAATTTTCCGTCTATTAGACGAAGATTGCAGATATTACCCATTACTTCTGGCGGCACATGATTGTGGAATCCTTCGATTATTGATAGTATATGATCTAAGTGGTTATGTCTATCTCTAATCTGACCTGACATATATTTTTTGTAAGAACGATTGGAAAATCTCCAAACTGCACGCCTATATTTTTCATAGTCTGTTTTGAGTGCTGGATCTGGGACACTTTTGCTATTTGCAAGTTTGGTAGATATGCTTTTTCCTACCACACACTCTGGACATTGGACATGTCCAGATAGTATTTGGTTTGGTGTAGTCTTAAACTTGTAAGCATGTGTTTTGCACTCAAATAGCAGTTTGGTCTTTGCATTCTTATATTCACTACAGACCACAAGATGTGGATATAGTGAGTTTATTTCCCCAACAAAGTGCCCATGAGTTTTGTGAAAACTTTTATTACACTGGGGGCATCCACCCTTTCCATTCTTCATGTCGTTAGGATACTTTTCGAAGTACCCATGATTCATACATCCGATTACCACTTTAGTATTACAGTTTTTGTACTCAAATCTGTCAAATAACAAAGTTGGGTGATGTTTTTTGATTTCTTCTAATACTATAGCCGTATCTTTTCCGTGTGTTCGTCCGCCCATGATAATTCTCCTGTGCTGTATTTATAAACACAACACAAGTTTCATAGGTTTCAAACCCCATTCTCATCACACTCCCCGTACCTGGCGGATCAACTGGTCCCACATGTTCTTGACCGGTTTGTTCTGCAAAAACTTGTTGAACTGCTGGTAAGCATAGCTTTTCCAGTTGCCTAGGTCAGCTTCGTTGTAACGGTAACCATATTCTTGACAGAATTTGAGATATTGGTCAAGGTCATTGAAAATCTCGGTAACACGGGGGTCGGGAGTGTAAGTTTGTTTGCCCATTTTGGTTCCTATTAATCGTGATATACAGCGGTTGAATTTGACTTTTCGTACTTGATCAAGCATCCGTTTTCGCCATCTTCGGACACTTCTATCCACACGTTGCGACCTGGATAGCGGCCTTGGATTTGAATATATAGGTCATCTGCGATCATCTCGCAGCTTTTGTAATCAAGATTTAGAACGGAATCCTGACCACGATACAGCGAAGTGAGCCACCGGTTGAACTGGATGAACTCGATGTCCCGATCGTTGTGGAACACATCGATCCACACCCGGAAATGAAATATATGGCGATGAGGATGGGCAAGAAACGATACATCATAATAGTCACCGGTGACCAAGTTGGGATCTGTGGCCGCTGCGGGATATTTATGGATGCCTTCGTGCTGGAATGTGACCCAGATTTTTCTCTGAGCAGACTGCATGAGTTGCATGGTTCGTTCTAGAAGAGCCTGCTGTCGTGGATCAATCATTTTAGCACCTCATCGCCACTGTATTGGGTCCAAGCAGTAAACGCGTCACGAGTCTGGAGATCATGTAGACTGTGACACCATACACCGGGATTGGTAGCTGCAAAATCACGATCGTCGATCTTGACCACAGCATTGTAATTCATGAGCTGCACGTGAGGTATTTGGACACTGATCATGGGTATGAAAAAAGTATTATACTTGATCAAACTGGTTTCAGCAACCAGTTCGGTGTGACTCACATCAAAATCCAAGGTACACCAAAAGCCCTGATTCAAGAACGTACAAATTAGATCTTCCCATTGGCGCAAATCCTCTTTGCTCTGAGGATCAAAACTGTGATTGGCACCAAAGTAGAGGTGTGTAACTGCTCCGCCTACTGCGGTATAGGGATCATTGAGAATGGCTTCAATATCATGTGCAGGCTGACAGCCAATCACAAACAGAGTTTTGTGTCCCAGTACCGGAGTGTGCTCTACTTCTCGTCCCAGGAAAAATTTACAGTCTTGATGGTTGGGTCTATTCATACCAAATCCTCTAGTGCGTCTAGTTTTTTAATGTCTAACCCGTTTTCGTCTAGGTCAGTTTTGGACTCATCTACGTCAAAGTGTACAGCAAATTGCGGACGAGCGCTAATGGCTCTTTTGCCAGTATAGCCTCGAGTGCCAATCACGTCCATCCAGCGATTGCTGTAGTGGTCAATCAACCAGAGGCTGCGATGCCGATCTCGGGCCGCAAACACCTGGTCAATCAGGTTGGCTATATCATAGGCCGCGTCTAGATCATGCACCAGCATGTCTGGTGCAGCCGCGCCTGAATCAAACACGCGATTGGCTCGCTGCACTGCCTCGATGTGCATCCAGGCACAGTGTGCCATAAGCAAGGCATAGCTGAAGCTGTCCCAGCTGGTACGGCCTTCTTTGCCGATCTTGTTGAGATCTCCAGGCTTGTAGTAACAGATGTCCGAAATCTTGAGCCGTGCAGTGATGGGCGAATCCTCCCACACAGGATGGATGCCGTCCTGTTGTACTGCTTGACCAAATGACCGCGAGTCTGTGGCATACTTCTTGTTGTCCGCTGTGGGACTCATGCGATAACTCCACTTGCCGCGATCTTCGGTCACGATGCTGTGATACAGCTGGCCATTGGCCACAGCCAGGAACGGTGATGCACAATCAAAGCTGATGGTGAAGTGTGGATTATGATATTTGCGAACAGCACGTTGCATGATGGTCAAGAGCACGGCCCATTCCAGTTTGCTGGTACCCAGGAAGTGCATCCAGTCGTGCACGCCGGGTTCCAGCAGCCCGTCGTGGATCAAGGTCACAAGGCGTTTGAGAACCAGGTGCACATCGCACATGTTCTGACCGCCCATGCCCCAGCCGTTGAAATGCCGCTGATATCGCGCAGGATCGCAGTAGTGTTTCATGAGCTCATACCAGTGATCAGCTTCGGTATGGTTGCTGCCCTGTAGCACGTTCAGAATCTGGGTGTCGCCCCAACGATTGGCTATCCAATACTCGTTGTTGTACTGGGTGGCGTTTACCGCATCGTCGTAGCTGTGGATACCGCACAGCTTGGCAGCTTCTTTATTGAGGTAAGTCCAAGTGGGAATATCCATGGTCATGCCATAATCCGCGATGCCCATCTGCCACTTGAGCACTTTCTCGCGCTGTTTCTCTGCGTTTCGATCCTGGGTATTGGCCCACTGCCCGGGCCACACACCCTTGGCAATCTGGAATCCACCTGAGTCAGCTATTAATGTGGACCCGGGATCACGATTACGAATCATGTCTTCCCGGGCATCAAATTTGGTAAGATCCAAATTGGCATGTCCTGCCGAATACAGGCTCCAGCGATAGGGGAACAGACCCTTCTGGGGATTCAACCAGTTCAGCTGTTCCATGTCGGGTATGCCCGCAGGCATACGACCGGGTTCCACATAAACACCATAACGCTGGCGACCGATGTAGTTGGCATAGAAACTGCTGACAGCTGGTAAGAATATGGCAGAGTCCTGCTGCCTGGCTGTAAGATCGTCCTGAGTATTGGTCATTTGATTAACCATTTGGCTGTTTCCGCGTCAATACTAGAAACTGCACCATATGTTGTGGTCCAGGGTGGACCCAGAAATGGTTGTGATCCAGGATATGATTGCACTGGTGCCCTTGTGTTATTGTACTGAAATGCATGTTCCAATTGAGAAATCCGCCCGCTCAAACGGTCAACCTCGTTGAACAGTTGTCTTAGGGGACCCGTTTTGATTGAATCTGTAGATTCAATCAAGACCACTGTGACCATGAGTCTGCGCAGACATTCCTGGATACGCGGGTCGTCGCTCATGATGGCTTCGTCTAGCACATTGATAATTTTTGCTAGATCATGGTCGTCTTGGACAAGAGATTTTGAAGCTTTGCTCATTGGCTTTCCTTTGCAGTTAACACCAGTTGGTCAATCAGGAGTTGATCATCTGCATAGTGCTTACATAGTCGCGCTATCAGTTCAGGCCTCTCTTGTAACCTTGCTTGAAAAAAGTCATGCAGCATTCGCAAGTTGGTATGTTCATGACTGATATGTCGATCAAGGTCTCCTGGTTGATTCCAGTTTAGGTGCGTTATTATGTTTGACTCAAGATTGGAATCTATCAAGAACGCAGTGACCTGATTGGGTAACTTCAAGGGTTTGACGAATCCTGATTGTGCATACACATGGTCGTCAAAACGATCTATCACATCAAAAAACAGCCGTTCGACCACGATATTATAATAGTTCAAAAACTCTTGTACCGATGATGCTTGATCGTATTTGATATCTTCACTAGGATACACCGGACTATCAGGACCACACGGACTCAATAGGTAACTATTGATGTATTGAGAAATACCACTGATCCAGCGGCTCACTGGATCTCGTAGCACTACTATGATTTCACGCACTTCCTGGCATTGATTCAACACCGCAAATCGCCAGTGATTGGCTTGCGCCCACTCGGCTAGAAATGTACTAGCGTTTTTGGGAATAGTCAGCAAGAACTGCCTGCCGTTGTCACTAACCATTCCTGACCCCAGTACATATCCGCTGCGATCCAATGCAGATGTCATTTAGACTGTGCGCAGATGATATAGTTGTAAACTGCCAATCCCGAATCCACAGTGATCTGAGACACGCCGTCGTCACTGATGCGGAAGGTCTTGTCGCCCACAAGATCCAGGATCGAGATCACGGTCTTGACCGGATAACTCCAAGTGCGTTTGAACGATCCCCGGATTCCGGGGTGGAACACAAAGTTACCAGCATGGTTGCTGTGATCTCCAAACAAGAACTTGAGATCCCCTTTGTCAGTTTTGACCTGGAACAGATTTTCTTCGGCATTGGCCGCAGCCTGCCACTTCAGTCGTTGTATAGCGGCCACAGTGGGTTCAAATTCCACGTGCCAATTGGCGCCCTTGAACTGGGCATCTTTCATGGCTCCCTTGACCAGATTCTCAGACATGAAGCGATAGCTGTTGCAGAAATCACCAGCGGCGTTTTCAAAGTTGATACCATCGGGAGCGCCGTCGCTCTTGCGAGTGATAGTGAGCTGGGCATTTTCACGATACTCTTCCAGGTTCAAAAGGATCTTGAGTTTACTCAGATTAGGCATACCAAATGTGCCCACAAATTCTGCTACCGGTCCGTTGAATTCGCCCTGAATCACAACCGACATACCATCTTCGGCCATGGCCATGATAGATGTTTTTTCTTTGTCTCCACGAATCTTGACAAGGTTAATACAGCCCAGTTCTAGTGTGTGTCCTACAAGGTCCAGCAGATGGTCTTTCATTGAGTTCTCCTTAGCAGTTGATTATAACAGATTTTATTTAGGTCGTGTGATAATTTTGGCCAAAGTCTGTGACCCACGCAGACTTTCCAATTGTCCAGGTTTGCCTAGATGTATCCAAGACACAGCGTCATTGCTGTGCTGTTCGATAATATCAAACCCCAGGGCCTGGGACTGTGCTCGTATCTCGGATCCTGGAGTATAGGCCATCCAGTTCATTTCGCTGTTCATGATGCCATGCACACAATCACAGTCGTTGTAGGTGAACAGCATGCGCCCACCGGGTCGCAACAGATGCCAGACCTCTCTCAGCCATCGAACTATCACGTTCAAGGGACGGAAATTGAAGTAGTAAAACGCAAAACACATTGCCAGCTGTGACTGGGGTAGTTTTGCCAGCATGGGGTCCGGAGACATCTCATCCACTGTGTAGCAACAGAGTCGATTTTGATACTGGAGAGGAAACCGTTCCAGTGCTGGTTTGAGTAGATCAAGATTGGTATCAACCAGATAGAGCGGGTCAAAACTCACCATGTCATCTATGAAAGAATCAAGCCCGGGTCTCACAATCATGGCCGGCCAGCGCCAGTCCTGCACTTTGCAAACAGCAGCTCTCAGTTGATCAACCTGTTCGCTTGGAAAATCAGCACGGCGTTGCAGACAATCTAGAGTTTGACTGAATTGATATTCGTCCTGTGTCCACCATGTTTGATTTTGCTCGCGCACCTGATCCACTAGCGGAAGCATGTGCAACTGGATCGATTGTTTTAGATCTTGAACGGTTTGGTCCAGCTGATCAAATCCCTGATCCAGTCTGATGCGATCCTGAATCAGCCGCTGGCCAAACCGTTCTTGCAGCAGGTCAGGACAGAAACCGGCATTGCTCATGAGCTGTTGCATACCTAGATCATGAGCAATGCGCAAGTGATCGGGCGTGAGCGATTCCAGCCGCAGGAGGTAATCTGTAAGTTCACTCAGTTTCATTTAAACGAGAACATGCTTTGGAACGTGCTGGTAGTGTCTGTGCTGGCTTCAAGATCCCAGTCTAGCACGCCCAGAAGGTTGTCGATCTTGCCGTCAATCACGGTGAATTCCATGGCCGCATCGTCAAAGGGCAGTTCACGGAACCACTGGGGCAGGTGCAACTCATCAGTGGGATAGGCTATACTGGTCCAGCCCAGGGGATTGGACCTGAGCTTGCAGACTACCACTTTCATGCCATCCACGATCTGCATGCTGTAGTTGTCTCCGTTCATCTTCCTCATAGAGTTCCAGTTCAGTGCCGCACGCACGTGCCCGGGCATGTTGGCTTTGCCTTCCCGCTCTTCTTTCTTGCCGTACATGGTGAGATTGTTGGCTCGTTTGGGTGATCCTTTTTCCCAGCCGGGCCGCTCTGAAAATTGTAACTTGAAGCCGCGCACTTTCTTTACCACATGTTCGCGCTCGGCACCGCTCAACACATCTTCCAAGATCTCGCTCAAGAATTCCTGGATCACTTTGGGTGTGTCTGATCGTTTGAGATCCAAGCCCATGGCCTTGATCTTGCCAGTCTTGCCATTCACGTCTACTCGTTTGTTTTCTTTGTCGTAGTAGAGCACTGCATAGCGTTTCTTGGTAATAAACAGACCCTTGATGGCTACCAGTTCTCGACCACCACGGATCACACTGCCCATGTCTCGTGGGCAGTGAAATGCCTGTTCCATGAATGCCGGAAAACTGTCATTGACCTGTTCGGCTATGCCATTATAGAGTTGGATAGCTATGTCTCGATTCCACTCCATGCGCCCGGCCTCGACTTCGGCACGCACTGCGGGCCAGGCCGAGAAATAGCACGAGTCGGTATTATGAAGAAGAATGTCGTTGCCAAAGAAGAACGGGTCTTGATTTGCAATGCTAATGTCGTAGACATAATCCTCAACTTCTCCCAGGCACTCAACTTTTTTTACTGTTGTTCTAACAATATCCACTGTGTTACCCTTTTGACTGTTTCTTCTTTGTTTGTTATGTATTCAAACAAATAACCAAGTCAGTATCTTGGATCTCGGTGGGCTTTACTTCTATTAGAAACCCGTCGCGGTCGATCATGATACTATGGTCTTCTGTTACCTTTACTTCTTTTCCGTTGCCTAAGGTGATTTTGTAAATCTTTTTCTTACTGCGGTGCCTCATAACATATGCTATTTCACTCATCACAGGGACATCCTCAAATGCATTGAACCCGATTACCTTGGCAAAAGATTGAGTAGCATATTCCCGATCGTCGATGATTGAGTGATCAAGACATTCTTCAAATAGCTGCTTGATAGTGATTTCACCCGCATTGGTTTTGATAAGAGTATCTTCTGTAACACTGTCACCGTAGATAATGGCATCGCCTGAATGATCGTAGCGACCTGTGATGCATTCATTCACATAGGCATCCATGTGTCGGGCAATGCTGCGTCCAGTTAGCGTAGTTGATTGACCAATACGCTTGTCAAAAAATCTACAGCCAGGATTCAAGATAGCGCCATACAGGCTATTGAGGTTAATCTTCTTGACCAGCTGACGCTTGTCCCAGTATTCTTCGCTGGCTTTATCGGTGGTTGCTTTCAGCTTGGCCTGCATCTCTCGGCGTTCGGCGTACCAGCGTTTGAGCAGTCCTGGAATCACGCCCTCCCTCTCGTGGGTAAAGATAGTGCCATTGGCACTGATCATCCAGGGCTGATTGCTGTCAAAAATCATTTTCCACAGTTCGGCTCCGGTATGAACAGTTTCCTCACCGTTTTGCCAGTCCACAGTGATCTCGGTACCGCGCTGCTGTTCCATCACAGCGGTGTATTCTAGGCTGGCAAACAGACCTTCCCAGGCCGCAGCAAAACTCATCTTTTGTCGAGTCATGCGCTCGCGTATGAGATTGTCGGTCATGACAGGTCTCAGTTGACCCACAATGGTCTCAGGACCCATGTTCAAGGCTCTAATCGCACTGGGATATAGACTGTTGATATCAATACTGCCGATATAGTCATGCATGCCTTTTTTGGGATAGGCCACATAAGCGCCTGCTGCCTGTGTATCCTCGATCAGGCGTTCCTTGCGCACTGGAACCACCATACCACGCTCGTGGGCTTCATTGATAATGGCCTGTTCAGTCACGGCCACTGCACCCATTGTGGTTGGCAACAGCACAGTGTTTTCGTGTGCCAGTGTGTTGGCTAGATCCAAGAACCGGAGCTTACGGTCGATCTTGGCCAAAAGCATGACGTCTTGTCGGTTGTATTCAAGGAAGGTTTGGAAGTTTTGGTTGTAGAGCTGGTCCAAGGTGCCCTCAAACGCAGTCTTGCTTCCAAGCTCCTCGTACTCTCCGATGGCATCCAGACTGTAGCTGTGTCTTTCTTCATAGGTGTATTTCCGGTAGAGCTGCATGTAGTCAAGGTGCACACGACCCACTAGATCAAACGTGAGACTTTCGGCACCATATCGTTCAAAGGTTCTCTGGCGCGGCATCTGCTCCCAGAGACACATCCTGCGAGTGTCGTCGCGGCTGAGTACCCGAGTGATACGCTGCACAGTGTAGGGTATGTCATAACCCTCACTGTTCCAGCCGCTGAGCACGTCAGCATCTTGGATAACATTCAAGAACGTGTCCAAGAGGTCACTTTCTTTTTGGAACACAAAGCAGTTGGGGAATTCAGCTGAGATTTCTTGGGCTGTTTCCATGCTCATGTGTCGAGGCGGCACAGCCAGAGTGATCAGTTGATCCAACCTGGTCAAATAGACACTGATAGCTGTGATGGGGTTGAACGGATCTTCAGGCCGACTATATCCACGTTCGAGATCAAAGTCAACTTCAATGTCAAAAAATGCAGTGTTGAGTTGTGGCGCATCTATGCCTTTGTAGTTCTCTTCCAGACAGCGAAACACTGGATTGATATCAGCTTCGTAGAGCCGTTTGCCTGAATGCACTCGTTGTTCTCGACGAAACTCCTTGCTGCTGCGAGTGCTGAAACGACTTACAGGTGTGCCATGGATGGAACGAAACTTGCCCCGGGGATCATCAAAATAGAATATGTAGTTGGCTGGATATTCCTCGTAGTAGCGTTCACCATCGCGGCGTCCCACCACATGTATACGATCGCGCTCACGATCAAACAGTGCGTCAAGATAACTCATATTTCTCCTTGTGGTTTATGGCCCACCGGCCTTGATCCTGCCCGTGATGTGGGCGATTCAGTTGATATTTATTTTTTAATATATCGTATGCCACTGATTGTCTGGATCCACATAGGGAAACAGACTATTCCATAGTACGATGTCTGAATCATAAAACCAACTCAAATGATTGTGCGGATCAAGGTTGGTATGTAATTCTATCAATCTATGGTATAGTCTCTGTTGTGACTGAGAGCTGAGATTGAGTTTAGGTATACCATGAATAACAACCCCTTTGCTGGCTAGATATTTCTGAGTCAGGAGATCAACATCCAGTCTCTCGTTTATGGGAATCCAGTGACATTTACGTGCATGGTTTCCCATGGCCCAGGTCACTGGATAACCGTGTATGTCCATGACAGACCGTATCCATACCTGCTGCCATGCAGTATCTTCTACCAGATGCGTGATTTGATTTTGGCACAAGAATTCTGCGGTTCCACGAAAATGCCGATCAATTGGATCTCGAAAATGTCCAAATAGCTCAACGTCGGTACCTAGCTGATCTAACTGAACACGTTGCCATCCCAGACTCTTGAAAAGAGAGGTATATGCGGTACTAGCATTCTTGGTAATGGGAACATAACCAAGCCGATCATTGATCCAGACGTCCATTACAATGTCTTGCCCACCGTGGTCAGGATGGTTTCCAAGAGCTCGTGGTCCTGCTGTTCTTTGCCAAATTCAGCCTTGTGTGCCAGCTTGATGGCCTTCTTGAGAATACCAGGCTTGATCTCCATCTCTTCGGCCACGGCCTTGATGGTGTCCGAAAGTCCACCATTCAGAGTTTCTACTTCATGCATGATCTGCATGCCCTCATTGATTATTTGAGTCAACTTTGCGCGTTGTTCGCTAGTAAATGTCTTAGATCCCATGGTTTATATCCTTGTTGGTTAGTAGATTCTTTTTGCTTCTCTAAGTTTAGCAGACATGCGTTGTTGCGTTTTGTCTGACCTCTTGATTCCAGTTGATTTTGATGCACTTGGTCTATTACTTAGATCTGCTTCTCATAGTTTAGCTGATTTTTTATAGGTCTGTCTAGCTTTATTTGAATATTTTTTTTGCCTTTTCGTCGGCGCGGACACATCCAGTCACTGTGAATTATTTTTCAAAAATTCAGACTTTGTAATATTCCTGTAACATAGTCGTGCTTAAATATTGTTGCATCGCATACAAAGGAAACCAGATGAAAAAAACACTCGTGAGTGTTCTGAGTCTAGCAGCACTGATATCAGGCAACATTTTGGCGCAAGATTTGCCCAGAAAACCTCTGAGGCTGGTGGTACCTCTTGCCACTGGTGGCGGTACTGATATAGTGGCACGAATCTTGGCCACAGGACTTGGCCAGCACTGGGATCGCCAGATCCTAGTGGACAATCGACCAGGAGCAGCCGGTGCTCTAGGTGCCGGTATAGTGGCTAGAGCCCAACCAGATGGTAACACACTGCTAGTGGCCAGTTCAACCCTGGCCATTGGTGCTGCTGTGATACCTGCAGTTGGCGCCGAAGTGGTAAAAAATCTATCAGAGATTTCGCTAGTGGCCAGTCAGCCCAGTGTGTTACTGGTAAATCTCGACATTTCAGCACGAACACTGGCGGAATTTGTTGCATTACTAAAATCACAGCCAGGAAAACTAAACTTTGGATCAGCAGGTGTGGGTACTGCCAGTCACTTGGCCAATGAGTTGTTTCTCCTGAAAACTCAGACACAGGCCCTGCATGTTCCCTACAAGAGTGCTGGTGTTGCGGTGTCAGGCTTGCTCAAAAATGAAATTCAGTTCATGGTAACAAATTTAGCCACTGCTCAGCCCCTGATCAGTAACCATCGGGCCCGTGCTCTGGCAGTAACCAGTGCGGTCAGGATCGCCAGCTTGCCAGATGTACCCACTGCTAGAGAGTCCGGGGTGCGAGATTATGAATACAACACCTGGTATGGTGTTCTAGCCCCGGTGAAAACACCACAGCCGGTACTGGAACGGGTCAGCAGAGATATTGTTGACGTTTTGAAAAACACAAACACTGGAACTCAGTTGCAGCAACAGGGACTAACTGTGCTGGGCACTACACCAGCAAGTTTTAGAAAAATGCTACAATCTGAAATTCAAAGCTGGACTGTAGTAGTCAAAACACTGGAATTGAGATAACTGTTGTGGTTCTGTACGTGGCTGTTGAACTTCAGTAGCTGTGATTTCAAGATTGTGTTTTCCCATCAGAACATGGTCAAACCAATGCCCTGTCAAGCAGGGCATTGGAATATTGACACTGTCAGACCAAACAACAATTACTTGGTGTTTTTGATCTACTGTAGGAGAGAGTGACTGGGGTCAAACTTCCGGCTCCAGGTCAGTCCTTCGGTAGTGGCTTGTGCCTTGCGAGTACGTCGTTGTTTGGTATTGGCAAAAGGACCTTTTCCAGTTCCAACAAAAGTTCCTGCAGCAGGAGCAGTTGGTGCAGCAACGGGACCAAATGTCTGGTCCAGCCGATCTCGTATGTATTTCACATAGGCTGGTGCAGTAACACTGTCCACTTTGCGTAGAGCCCGAACTAGATCATCAATCTCGGCGTCGATCTCGCGGGCCGCAGCACGTTCGCTGCGTGATCCACCTGCGGCCTGTGCCGTGGCCGACTGTACTGTGCCTGGCATCACACCACCTGCCTTTTGTTTTTTCTTGGTCAAGCGATCAAACTCGGCTTTGCTCATTTTGCGAGTTTTACCGTCGGGAGTCATATAAGTCATGCCACCGTCGGGAGTTCTACGGCCTGAGTAATAATCCTTAGCAGGACGTACTTGATTAGTGGCTGTGGTGTCTGACGCTGCGGCTCCTGGTGCAGTTCTGGTGGCAGCTATTGGAATGTTCATTTTACCATAGACATCGCCAACGACTTCAGCTGGCACTTTTTGATTTTGCACCAGCCATTGATACAGTTGATCGCTGTCAGTAGGACTGCCCGCAGATTTCCAACCAGAGCGCAGCCGATTGGCTGTGAACTTGGTAGTGAGTTCTCGACCAGCTGCCGCTAGAGAAGATCCCGCGACCTTTCCGGTTTTGATTGCGGCCCGTCCAATGGCCTTGCCAGCAGCAGCGGCACCTCGACCCAGACTCTTGGCTGCAGGAGCAGCAGCACGAGCTGCCTGTCCTGCTAGATTTTTGGTTCCTTGCCAGGCACGACTGAAAAATCCCGGCCTAGCAGAAGCAGCCGACGACGCGGGAGCAGCACCAGCTGCCGGTTGGTCTTTGGGCACCACTTCAGCCCAGCCCATGTCTTTTTCACCAGGCGAGTTTGAGTTTGCAGGCACAGCGGGCACACTTGCGCCACGCGGTACCGGAAGATTGGAACGTACTGCGGGCACGTTGGTACCACGTGGTGCTGGAAGGTAATCGGCTTCGTCGGCACGATTCCAGCGTTCACGTAGTATTTGAGCAGACGCCGCGTCACTTTCCAAGACCACAACACGCCACAGAGCAAGATTTTCAAACACAGTATCTATGCCAGCCTGAGTCAGTTCCACGCTGTTTGAATTCTCACCAAGGCTTTCGTTCAAGGACCAGTTCATGATCGTGGCTGAACGATCGATCATGTTACGGCGTGGTATGGCCACAACGGGAATCACTGCTGCCACACGATCAAAGTGCTCTTGTATTGAGTTAACACTGGCGGCTGTACCTGATGTAGCTGGATTAGTGGGTTTGCCGCTAGCCGTCTGGTAAGCCTGTTTGGCAGCCTGTGTGACACGCTGGGTCTTGTTTACTCCACGACCTAGAGCTGTACGGTTCTGACCTGACAGAGTCATGGTCTGTTCTAGATTACCAAACAGTTGATCAATCTCGCCGGTGGTCATGTCACGCTCGTCGATCTGTGTGGGTCGAGTGTTTTTTATCTTTTGATCTTGTGCCATGCTATCGTTCCTCTATATAGTCTTGAGCTTGATTCTTATCATAACGCCGAGCACGATACAGTTCCACAGCCATGCGAGCATGATCTAGGTTGGGAAAACGCGATTTCATACGCCGACCACCTCGACGTATTTCAAATCCCTGTTGCTCGTCGCCGTGGATCTCCATTACAGTACCGTCTTCCAGAGCCATGGTGTGTGTGAGTCTCGATTCAGGCAGTGTGGGATTAGTAGTGGCCGGGGTAGGTGGTTCCACTGTGAGTTCCTGTTGTGTGGGATCTTCTTCCACCTGTCCGTGTTCCACTTCCTTCTTGGCCTTGGACACAAGATCTCGATCTGCCTGATCTTTTTTGCCCAGCTTGTCCAGCTCGGGGGTGTCTCGATCCCTACGACCGTCATCGCTGGACTTGTCGGCCAACTTGTCCAGGTATGTTGAGAGATCTTGTTTGATTTTGCCCAGCATGTCCTCTTCAATCTCGGCCATGGTTTCGGCCAGGCGAGATTCTGATGTTGACATCGCATCCTTGGGATGCGTGCGGGGCCAGTTGGTGGCTACAGTACGTGCCGCAGCAGCTGGCAGTCCAGCGTCAGTGGCTATCTTGCCTATCATGGCCTGGCCCAGTTCACTACTTTCACTGGCTCCCACGGCCCGGCCCTGCATGGGATGCTGAGGATCAGTCTTGGCCCCTAGTGCAGTTATCTTGTGCGGACGGAACAGTGCCGGCAGCTGACCCGCTGACCGCTGCTGAGGATTCAAGCCGGACTTGACTGCCACAGGAGTAATGCCGGATTCTATGGCGCTCATGCGTTCTAAGAGGTCACGTAGGTCCTGGCTCATGCTCGTTGATCCTTGAGAAAACTGCGCAGCATCCAGCCGTGTTTGCCGTGTGCGTCCAAGCGTTCGGCTATGAAGTTGGCAATGCCCTCCTGTTTCTCCTGCGCAGCTGATTCAAAACACTGATTCAAGAGATCGATCATGCGCTGATTGTCTGCCAGCAGCTCTTCCAGCATGAGGCGTGCGCGGGGCACACGGGTCTGTCCTGGTATCTGACTCAGTTCGTTGAAACGTTCAAAGCTGCCCGGGGTGTAGTCATCTAGCACACGAATCAACTCCGCGGTACGATCTAGACTGTTGTCATAGACTTCGCTGTAGATGTCGCCAAAAAACTCGTGCAGCTGAGCAAAGTCAGGCCCTTCTACGTTCCAGTGAAAAAATTGAGATTTGACCACAAACGCATATTCAGTGGCCAGTAGTGTCTTGAGATCGTCTTTTAACATAGTGAGTTCCTGTGCTGGGTGCACTGTTTTGATATTTAGCTGTTCCGGGCGTTTGCACCCGAGATATTGGTTCGCCCAAGGGCTGTGCCACGGTAGCTATACCACCTGACGCCGTGGCACCCGCCGATGCTGTTTCCATGATTTCACGTAGTCTCATCGATAATCTCCAAGAATCCCTGCTGATTCACCTGAGCCTGGCCCGACCCCACCTGGAAGTTTGTGACTGTGATCTCGCCGATGTCACCAGGCACCAGTTCTGCTCGCAGATGATAACGTCCGGGTTGTGTGCGTATCACCAGATTCTCTGTCAGATACTGGTCAGGATCAAATCTCCACCTACGTTCTGTGAACAGTTCCTGATTGACCCACACACGATACCGCGGAGTTCCCTGGCATTCCACGTCAAAAGTCACGTAAACCTCTTGAGACAGCACGTCTAGCTGCTCAGCTCGCGCACGTTGGACACCACGCTGCCTGCCCCAAATTGTGCTTGTAGTATGGCCCGAGCCATGGCCACATTTTTAGCGAACACAGCCACGTCTACGCTGTTGCTGTAGAGTGGATTCTTCACATTTACCCGGGCTGCATACACCCGGAATCCTTCGGAGAATTCGACTAGGCGCATGTTATTCTTTGTTGCCCCAGTTCTTGGCGCCTCGTTTACGACACTGAACCAGTGCGCCTGATGCATATGCTGAAGGCCACACCTTGTAACGACTTTTTACTTTGTGATAGCAGGCATCTTGTTTTTCTGCAAGCATACGGTCTGCATAAGCCACACCTCCGCACTCGGGACACTGTGTATGAGATTCGTTGATAATCTCATATCCGGCTCGTTCTAGTTCTTCGACGTATTTTTCTATGTCTTCATTTTTAGCTTTGGGTTCGTCTTCTCGTGGTTTATCTACAACTTTAACTGATTTTACCTTACGCAAAGGATTGTTAAGTTTATATTTTGCTTCTGCTCTACTTGTGTCAGGTTCGACTTTATCCCCGGCTCTGCCTGGCTTCTCTATATTATAATCTTTTTTGCCATTACCAAGATCAAATTCATATCTTACCGATCCATCACTGGTGGCTTCGCCAAATCTACCTCTGTAAGTGTTGGCCTTCATGCTATTTTTAGACCCAATTACAGCATGACCTTCTCCACTTAACATTAGATCATACATGAGTTTGATAATTTTAAGAGGACTGTCCATGCGATCAAGTGCAGCATCAAACCAAGCAACTTTTTCTGGCTTCATGGGTCTGGCACTAGGACGACTAATCAAGGCCATGGCTTGTGCTCGTAGCGTTGGCAAGTCGCGAATCATTTCTAAT